TTTTCTTCTTTTTTTAAATCCTTCTTTTTTTTTTTTCTTCCTCTTTTTTTTTGATCCTTTTTATTTTTTTTTACTTTTTCCTTGTGTTTTTGTTTTCGTTCCCTTTTTTTTTTTAAAATAATTTCATTATCTTTGGTTTCATCATCAGATAAATCACTATCTGAGTAATCAGAAGAATTTTCCGATTGTGAATCTGATTCATTTTCTAAAGATAATTCATTAATTTTATTGTTTAATTCTATACTCATTTTGTAATTATTTAATTTTATTATAATCTTTTTATATTATTTAATTCTTTAAAAAATATATTTTTTTATAAGTATTACAATGAATAATTTAAAAATAGATAATTTTAATATTATATATAAGAATATTATACAAAATGATACAAGTATAAAAGCTAACTTAATAAAAATTCCAAGAATTCCAAATTTATACTTTGAAAAAAATAAGAGAAATTGGTATACTGATAAAATAATAGATAATTATTATATAATAAAAGTAAAACTTGAAAAACTAAAAAAAATAAAGGATAATTTATTGTTCATAATTGAATTAAATAAAAATAAGTTTGAAAATATATTTATAGATAAATATAAATATAAATTAGATAAAAGATTTTTAATTTTTAAAAAAGATAAATTAGAAATAAAGAATTCAGGCGAGTTTAAAATTTTTAAAGATGATTTTTTAAAAAATAAAAATATAATAGATGGATTAACTACAAATTTTCCACATTTTTATGAAATTTTTAATATTAATTATAATGAAAAAGATAAAAAATATTTTTTAAAATTATTTAAAACATATATTGAAATAAGAGATGATTTACTAAATAATACATTAATAGAAAATAATCATGGTTTAATGGCATATGATCATTTTTTTGATATAAATGAATTTTTAGAATTAAAGAAAAAAGAAAAAGAATTATTAGAAAGTATAGAAAATAGAAGAAATAGAAATAATCCTAATAGTATTAATTATAATAAATATTATTATCCAGAAATTAAAAATAATGGACAAAATGAACAAAGTGAAGATGAAAAAGAAGAAAAAGAACAATCTAATAAAAAAGAAAAGATTGATAATTTTAAAAATTATAATGCAATTTATTCAACTCAAGTAAATGATAATTCTTATAAATCTTTAAATAAAACAAATATTAATAAAATGTTAAAAAATATAAATAATAGTATTGATGAATATTTATCAGTTGGAAGTAATGGAAATCTATTTTCAATTTTAATAAATGCAATTCAAACAGATTATAATGTTATTAAATTTTTCTATTATTATGAAGATCCTTTAATATACAACTCTTGTATTGATTTAAGCACGAAGAGAAGAATTTTTATTACTAAATTAATTAGTGATTTCTATGAATATGAATCTTCTTATTTATATTGGATAAAACGATATATTAAAAGTAATTCATCATCAAATAATCAATTTATTTATAATAAAAATACAAAAGAATTAGAACAATTTGATAAATTTTTAAAAGAAGAGCTTGGGATATAAAAATTTAATTATCTTTTTTCAGGTGGAATATAATCTATTTTTAAATAATCAAATATATCTTTCTCTGTTTTTGCTTCAAAATTTATTTTTTTCCCTGTTATTCTATTAAATAATCCATACTCATTTAATTTATATCCTTTTTTAGATGCAATGGATCTTATTTTTTTTGAAAAGTCTTTACTTGATCCAAAATATAATAAATACCATGGTAAATTCTTTTTATCTATAAAAATTATATCTAATTGGCGATAAATATTATATTTTTTAGAACGAATAATATAAATAGATTTATTTTCTCCATCTAATAAAGTTTCTTTAATTATGTGTTTCTTTTTTAATTCATTATAAAAAAGTTTTTTAGTTGTAATGATATTCTTTCCTGATTTAACTGAAATAATAATATCAATATCACCTGAAGTTTTTTTCCCTAATCTATAAGATCCTGCATTATAAGTTTCATATATTTTATCTTTATTTATATTTATTTTATTAAATATTTTCGTATAATACTCTATTTCTTTTCTGGGTATCCTTTTTTTTAAATCTTCATAATATTCTAGTCCAATTTTTTGTACTCTAGATAAATTAATTGTATTTAATTTTACTGCTTTTTTTAATTCTGATATTGTATAAATATTATATTTTAATACAATTTCTTTGGATAGTTTTATACCAAACCCCCATATATTTTGAAATAGTGTAATTGATTTAATATTTTTTTGTATTATATTATTCTTTTTTATATTTTTATATAAAGAAAGAGTTCCGGTTTTTATAATTTCATCTATTTTTAAAAGAGAACTTTTTCCAATTCCATCTATATTTTTTATATCATTAATTGAATAAATCGGAGTTTCTAAATTCTCCAATATTTTTATTATTTTTTCATAACTTTGAATTCTAAATCTTTTTTGAATATTATTTGATGCAATTGATTTATGAAATGACAATAATTCTCTAAATATTTTTAAAATTTGTGGTTTGTAATTTATTGTTTGTTTTGTTTGTTTTGTTTGTTTTGTTTTTTTTATTGTTGGTTTAAAATTACCTCCTTTCTTAATGAGTGTTTTAATATATTTAATTTCATTTATATATTTTGCATATTTTGTTTCTAAAACAAGTGATATATTATTTTCTTTTGAAAAGTTAATTAAATATTCTAATGATTCTTTTCCATATTTACTTTTAAAAATATATCCTTTCCCAATAGTTTCATGTCTATTTATAATTGATCCAAGATTTCTTTCTGAATCATTTAAATGAATCAATAATATATTTTTTATTCCTATTAGATTATCAAAATCATTAAAATAATCTATCAATATATTTTTTTTTGATATATTATATCCAGAAACAAATATATGGGCTGTATCCACACAAAATTTAATTCTTTTTTTATATTCAATTGGTATTTTAGAATAAATATTTGCAAGTTTTTCAGTTGTTCCACCAATAATAGTTTTTCTATTAACTGGTGTTTCTAATAAAATAGGAACTTTAGAAGGTGAACTTTTAAGAACAGATATTAAAGAATTAATATAATTTTCTATACATTGATCAGGTGTAATATTTAGTTTTTTTGTTTTAAATGAACCCATATGAAGAACACATCCTAATGCTCCTAGTTTTTTACAAATATTCATATCATAAATTAAATTATCAAGTCCCCATTTAAATCTTATAGATGATGGATCATTACAGAAATTTAATGAAAAAATAGAATGAACATATAATTTAATATTATTATCTTTTATTATTTTTTTTATTTCACTGATTTGTGTTGGATTTAAAATAATTTTATATCGTAATGTAGTTAATCTATTATCTCCTAAAAATATTTGTAAAACATTTGCTTTTATTTTTATTGCTTGATCTAAAGCATTTATAATATCTTCAAATCGGGATTTATTTAAATGAATTCCAATAGAAAGCATTTATATGTATATATTGTTTAATTTACATTATTTTTAAATCAAAAAAAAAATAGATTATAAATATATAATGATAAAATATACAAATAAATATAGAATAAAAAATATTGATACGCATATATTTATTATTTGTAATGATCATATAAAAAGATTAAAAGAAATAGTTGCCTTATTAAATATTAAAAGTATACCAAAAAAAATTTATGAAGATATAAAAGTTGGAAAAGACAATACTTTTGAAAAAAAACTTTATATAGATAATTATGAAATTATATTTTATTTTATTGGAAAAAAAGATAAATGTGATTTGAAAGTTTTATATAAAATATTTGGAGAAATTGGAGTATCTATGTATTCTGAAAATAAAAATATTCAAATTAGTTTAGTTGGAACTAATGAAAATGAAATAAAAAATCAAGTTATTTCTTATATATTAGGATACTATCAATTTAATGATTTTAAAACAAATGGACAAATAAAAAATAAAAAAGATACTTTTTTATATCATCCTAAAAAGAAGTTTCAAAAGATAGTTAATGATTCTATTATAGAAGCCGGTGTTCAAAATGAATTACGAAGTTTAATTAATACACCTGCAAATATTTTAACGTCTACTACTTATTACAAACATATGAAAGATAATATAAATAAAATGGGATTAACAAAAACTACAATTAAGGTATTAAATGAAGCGGATCTTAAAAAAAAAGGTTGTAATTTAATTTTAGGTGTTAATCAAGGAAGTAAAAATAAAGCTATGATGGTTATATTAGAATATAAAAATAATCCAGTATCAAATAGAACAATTGCCCTAATTGGGAAAGGAGTAATGTTTGATAGTGGCGGATATAATATAAAAGGTGGCAATTTTAGTGATATGAAAAATGATATGACTGGAAGTGCTATTGTATATGGAATTTTTAAATTATTAGAGAAAAATAACGTGCGTGGTCATTTTATTGGTTTGTTACCTTTAGTTGAAAATATGGTTGATTCTAATTCAATTCGACCAGGTGATATTTTATCTGCGTATAATAAAAAAACAGTTGAAATTATTGATACTGATGCAGAAGGAAGATTAATTATGGCAGATGCCCTTGCTTATTCTAATAATTATAAACCATATTTATGTATTGATATTGCAACATTAACCGGACAAGCTGCACAGATATTTGGTAATAAATCAACTGTTATTATGGGAAATAATAATAAATATATACAAAAAATGATTCAGGCAGGACTTATGAATAATGAAAAAATATGGGAGCTTCCAATGTGGGAAGAATATGTTTCTTTAACTAAATCAAATATTGCAGATTTGAAAAATTATAGTTATGAATCAAAAGCATCTACTATTATGGCAGGAGCATTTTTATCACAATTTATTCCTGAAAAGGCACACTGGATGCATTTAGATATTGCAGGTGTAGATATGTTAACTGGAAATACACATATGAGGAAATATGGCGCAACAGGTGAAATATTTAGGTCATTACTATATTTTTTACAAAATATTGAAAAAGAATCTTACGAAAAATAAAGGTATATGTTGTTCTATAATAATAATTTAAAAAAATAAGGTTTTTTACTTATTTTTTTATCTAATATAACTGTAGTTGTATGGTTGTAAAACATTTAGTTCAAAAAAGTACAAAAAATAAAGTTAATAATAATTGGAATTCTTTAAAATGTAGTCCTATTGGTCCTTTTTTACAACTTATTGGAATTGCTCCTGGTGATCCCAAAGAAACAGCAAATACTTGTAAATCATCTGAATTTTCTTCTCAATTTTCATCTAGTATGACAGAACATATAAACGTTACTGGAAAACTAACAAGTGGTTTAGATAGCATAAGAAATACAATGCAAAGTTTTCGTAAAATGTTTGTTATGATACAGCAACAAATGTTTAAACAATTATCTGTTGTAGCAACACAACTTTTTACACTTTATGTAAAAATTGGTAATATTTTTTATGTTATTGTAAAGCATATTATTAATATTTTAAATATATTTAAAGGAGTTGTTAATTTAGGATCATCTATTACAAAATTATTATTAGCATTTGTTAATTTACTTAGAGGTCCAGTAAATGCAATTGATGATATTCAACAGTTTTTTACAAGAGGAATATTTTAGAAAGTTTGCGAAGCCACTAGGTTCCCTAATAAGAGGGGTCTAAGGGTGCGCGAAGCCACTATGTTCCCTAATAGGAGATTCCATTTGATGGAATAGGAGGGGTCTAAGGGTGCGCGAAGCCACTAGGTTCCCCTTTTTTTTAAAGAATTAATAAAAACTGAAAATAAATGAACTTAAAGAATTTTAAATAATCTATGGATTATAATCATGTCTAAATCAGTAGAAGAAACTTTTGTTAAGAAAACACAATTAGAACATATTATTGATATTCCCGATACTTATATTGGTTCTATTGAAAAAACAGATGTTGATACCTGGGTTTATAACGAAGAAGAAGATAAAATTATTTTTAAAAACATTAAATACATTCCAGGACTTTATAAAATATTTGATGAATTATTAGTTAATGCTATTGATCAACATGTAAGAATTGAAAATGATGAAACTGTGTCAAACAAAGTTAATCTTATTAAGGTAAATTTTGATACAGAAAATAATAAAATTTCAGTTCACAATAATGGAAATGGTATTCCAATTGTAGAACACAAAGATCATCAAGTTTGGGTGCCTGAATTAATTTTTGGACATTTATTAACTTCATCTAATTATGATAAAAATGAGAAGAAAATTACTGGCGGAAAGAATGGATATGGTGCAAAATTAACAAATATTTTTTCGAGTTATTTTAAAATAGAAACAGTAGATGCGGAAAGAAAATTAAAATATGTTCAAGTTTTTGAAAAAAATATGACTATTAAAAATGCTCCTGTTATTACTAAGTTTTCTGGAAAACCATATACTACTATTGAATTTTGCCCTGATTTAGTCAGATTTGGAATTGATAAAATTGATGATGATACTCTTCAATTAATGAAAAAGAGAGTTATTGATATTACTGCTTGCACTAATAGAAATGTTTCTGTCTTCATTAATGAAAAGAAACTAGAATGCAAAACCCTTGAAAAGTATGTTAATTATTATTTAGATGCCGATGTTGAAAAAGTATATGAAGAAGTAAATGATAGATGGGAAGTAGTAGTAGCTATTAATCCAGATACTAAGTTTGATCAAGTATCATTTGTGAATGGTATTAGTACTATTAAAGGTGGTAAACATGTAGATTCAGTTGCAAATAATGTTATTAAAAAGGTTCAAACATTTATGTCTACTAAAGGAATTAAAAGAAAGAAAATAGAATTAAAGCCAGCTCATATTAAAGATAATCTATTTATTTTTGTTCGTTGTACTATTGAAAATCCAGCATTTGATAGTCAAATTAAAGAATATTTGACAACTCCTGCTACCAAATTTGGAAGCAAATGTGAAATTTCAGATAAATTTATTGAGCGACTAGTTAAGACATCCTTAATTGATCGTGCAACAAAACTAAGTGATTTTAAAGATGCAATTGGTTTACAAAAAACAGGTGGCAAAAAGACAACTGCACTTCGTGGAATTGATAAACTTGATGATGCAAATAAAGCTGGTACAAATGAATCTCTTAAATGTACATTGATTTTAACAGAGGGAGATTCAGCTAAGGCTCTTGCTGTTGCTGGATTATCTGTTGTAGGAAGAGACTATTTTGGTGTTTTTCCACTAAAAGGAAAAGTATTAAATGTACGAGATATTACTATGAAAAAGGTAAGTGATAATCAAGAAATTAGTAATTTAGTTAAAATTATTGGTTTAAAATATGCTAAGTATAAAAACAAGGAAGAAAGTATTAAAGACTTGCGATATGGAAGAATCATGATTTTTACAGATGCAGATGTTGATGGTTCTCATATTAAGGGACTTTTAATAAATCTTTTTGCAACATTTTGGCCAGAATTATTGGAAATTCCCGGATTCATTATTTCATTAGCTACTCCTATTTTGAAAGTGAAAAAGCAAAAGGAATCTATTGAGTTCTATACGATGACTGAATTTAATAACTGGAAAGAAACCATTGAAAATATTAAATCATGGGATATTAAATATTACAAAGGATTGGGTACTAGTACCTCTGAAGAAGCTAAAGAATATTTTACGAATTTTGATCAAAAAAATATTATTTATAAAATGTATAATGAAGATACTGATTTAGAGAATAAAGAACTATCGATTGATAAAATTAATTTAGCATTTGATAAAAAGAGATCAGAAGATAGAAAAATTTGGCTAAAGAGTTATGATAAAGATAATATTATTGAACAGTCTCAGAAAAATATATTGTATCACGAGTTTATTGACAAAGAGTTGATTCATTTTTCGGATTATGATTGTAAGAGATCCATTCCCTCAATGTGTGATGGATTAAAACCTAGTTTGAGAAAAATTATTTATGGATGTTTTAAAAGAAACTTGAAAAAGGAAATTAAAGTTGCTCAATTAGCAGGTTATATTAGTGAAAATAGTGCTTATCACCATGGTGACCAGTCTTTATTTGAATCTATTATTGGATTGGCTCAAGATTTTGTTGGTGCAAATAATATTGAGCTATTAGAACCTAAAGGTCAATTTGGTACTAGAATTAATGGCGGAAAAGATTCGGCATCTCCCAGATATATTTTTACGAATTTATCAGAGTTGACATTCCATATTTATAACCCGCTAGATAATCCACTTTTGGAATATAATGAAGATGATGGTAAAAAAATTGAACCGGTGTGGTATATTCCTATTCTTCCAATGATTCTAGTAAATGGAACAGATGGAATTGGAACCGGATTTAGTACTAAGATTCCCCCACATGATCCGGAAATGATTGTAAAGAATTTGTTTAATATGATGGATGATAAACCAGTGGAAAAAATGATTCCATGGTTTCGTGGATTTAAAGGTAAGGTTGAATTTAAAGGTCTGAATGAATATGGAATTGAACAATATACTAATAAGGGTACATATAAGATTATTGATGATACCAGTATTTTGGTTGATGAACTTCCTATTGGAAAATGGATTGATGATTATAAGATTTACTTGGAGTCATTATTATATGATAAATCAGCTGAAAATAGTACTAAACAATGCTTAGTAGATTTTTCGAATAATTCGACGGAGAAAAATGTTAGCTATTTATTGAAATTAAAAAAAGATGATTTACATAAATTAAAGGTTACTGGAGAAATTGAAAATGTATTTAAGCTAACTGATTGCAAATCAACTAACTACAGTAATATGCATTTGTATAATAATAAGGGAGTTATATGCAAATATGATAATATTGATGATATTATGCAAGAGTTTTATGTTATTAGATTGGCATATTATAGTAAGAGAAAAGATTATATGCTTAAAAGTATGAAAAAGGAATTAGATGTATATGAAGCTAAGATAAGATTTATTGAAGGATTTATTAATGGAGAAATTAATATTTTGCATAAAGAAGATGAAGAAATTGAAGCCATTTTAATGGAGAAAGGATTTCCTAAATTTAGTAATGTTAAGAGTATTGAAGTCGTTGAAGTTGAAATAGATGAAGAAGAAGATCATACATTTACATATGATTATTTGTTGAATATGAAAATTAAATCATTAACGAAAAAGAAGATTGAAGAGTTGAAGAAACTACATGAGAATAAATTAGGTCTTTTTAATGATTTAGAATTGAAGAGTAATAAAGATTTATGGAGAGATGATTTGAATAAGTTTTTAGAAGTATATCGGGCTAAAATGAAGATTTATAATGAAAAAATGAATAATGATGTGAAAGCAATTGTTAAGGCAAAAGTTGTTAAGAAAGTAGCTGGTAAAAAATAGAGGTAAATCTATTTGTATTTATCTCGATAATCATTTATATTCTAAAATTATTCTTTTTTAAATTAAAAAATTATTTTAATTTAAAATATTCTAAATATACTATATTATGTCTGATCCTCAAGATTTATTATATACAAATCAGTTTATATCAACTGATATTATATCGGATAAACAATTAGAAGATGAAACTAGGTATTATTATAGATTAAATAGATATATTAATGAAACAACTCCTACTGAAACAGATGATTTTTTAAAAGAAGATAAAAACGAAACTGATTTAATTAATTTAAATAAAATTTCGAATACTAAATGGCCGGTTTATACAAATAGAAATCATTATCCATTATTTGATTCTTTTATAAAAGATGTAAGTGAAAATTCTTATGAAAAAGAGATTATTACAAAAATTAATATTGATAGTCGAAATCGTGATTATGCAAAATATCTTTTTCCAAATGATTTTGAAATTCCATTTAATACTGAATTATATGATGTTACTAAAATTGTTATTGAAGATATTGCATTTCCTAATTCTGTAAATTCAATTTCAAATTATTCAAATGCATTAGCATGGCAATATGCATCAGCTGCTAATTTATCAGGAAATAATTTAAATTCAGATATAATACCTACACCTGATCCTCTTCGAAAAGTATATTATTCTAATTTACCATATTCAACATTTTCATCAAATACAATACAAGATATAATATATATAGATAATTCTCTTGTTTATGAAACAAGTGTATTGCCAAGTTTTTATACAGTTGCGGAATTAGAACGAGCTATAAGAAATGCGACAAGTCGTATTCCACATCCTGATAAAGGAGAAGTTATTGAAGAACCATATTATTCTTTTACTAAAATAAGAGGGTCACCAACTTTATTTACAATAGATATTAATCCAGTTACAAGTATAGTAGAAGTTGTAAATAGAATAGAAGAAGTAAGAGCTATTGCAATACAAACTTTTGAACCGTACGAAAGTAATTGGGATGTAAGTGATATTTTTTATAAATATACAGATACACCATATACAAGCTTAGATCCTAATTATATATATATAACTTTACCATATTCTTATAATGAAACAGTTGAATATTATCCAAATCCTAATAATAAAATTTCTCCATCACCATTTCCATTAGTAATTACAGGATTAGAAACATCTATTGGAAATATTGATTTTGGAATTATAAATTATACAGAGTTTTACGATGTAAGTTTATATACAAATGATAATTTATATACTGAAAATGAACTAGATAGTATATCTACATATAAATATATTGATACAATTACTATTACTTCTGATGGTCTTACAAAAAAATTTTTAAGATTTGCATTAAAATTATCATCTGGAAATATTTCTGGAGCTAATTATAATCCAAATGGTAAACAATTGACACCAATTATTACACAAACAATTTTATATACAAATTCTTTAGCTAATTTTTTTCAAAATACTTTATATGATTTTCAATATATTCCAACGCAACATGTTCCACTTATTGGAAGGGCTTTATTATTTAGATGGATATATGATAAAGATGGACCGAGTTATGTAAATTATGAAGTTTTAACAAATGATATTAAAAAAAGAAGTTTATTACATTATTTAGTTTTTCCAATTGCAGATAGAACTAATGGAAATTTAGTTATGGCATATAATAATGGTTTTCGTTTTGTTCATACTAACATTCAGGCTAGATTATTCAATTCAAGTAATGATAATACATTTGGTCTATACTTTGAAAATTTACCAGATAATAATAGAAAATTAGATTTACAAGCTGTTGGTAATGATTACTATTTTGTAACAAGTCATTACTTATTTATTAAAATTTTATTTGATACAAATGATACGATTCGATCACAAGATAGAATGATTAATGGAATTGATGGTCAATTATTACAATATAATCAAAATTATTTATTTGAGCCTTATTTTGATACAGGAATTGGAAATAATTATTTATGTGTACCTAATTATAATTTTTATAAATTATATAGTAAAGATCAAGATGATATATATACTAAAATTATGTTAAGTAATATACCAGGAGATGTTGATATTCAAACATCGAATACAACAAAAAATAATTATTCTATTAATTATACGTCTGTTTTTAGTGGTATTTCTACAGCAATTATACAAATATATGATGCTAATTTAGTATTGTTAAATTTAACTCAAGATTTTAGTTTTACATTAAATGTATATAGTAAGAGAACAACATTAAAAGAAACATTAATTGATACTCAAACTGGATCGGTTAATACTACTGGTGTTATTATATAATAATTCTAGAAATAAATATAAATATAAAAATAAATATATATAATAAATATATATATTATGAATCAAGACGCAAATAAAAGTGGAAATTTTCAAAATATGGATATGAATAGTAATTTTCAAAATGGACGCGTTGTTATTGAAAGTACATATATGAAAGATATACAAATGATTGATAAAAATGGAGAGAAAATGAATAATTTTCAAGTAGAAGCTTTATACGGAATTCAAGAAACATCACAGCTTAACCAATTATTTTTTTCAAAGAAAAATATGGATATTATTCAAGATATGATACGTTTTAATGTATATGAGAAAAGTGATAAAAAATTTATTATTGATAGGCAATCTGATATTGAACTTGAAATTGTTATGAGATCTATTTATTTACAACATAGTGTAAATTTACCAAATAAAATTAAAGAACAACTTCAATATTTAAATGGATTAGTTAGAGACTGGTGTACTCAACAAATTATTCCTGAAGTTCAACAATATCATGGTTATATTAAAGAAATTGAATATATGCCATTACCAATTGATTTACCATTGAATTTATCTAGCAAGGGATCTCGTTCTTTAAGATCTGTTACTACTACTTTTTAAACCTTCTTTGATTATATTTTGCATCTTTATTAAATTATATTTAAAAATATTTTTATTTTTTATATAATATTTATATATTATATATTATATATGTCAACTATAATAAATATTTTTGCATTCCTTGGATTTATATTTTTATTAAGTGTTCTTATTTACTATGTATATAAATATTTTAAACATAAAGAATTATTGAAAGATATTTCATTAATATATCCACCTGGTGATTATATGCAACAAACCGGAATCAAATGTCCCGATTATTGGGTTAATTCTGGTTCTGATTCTAATGGAAATTATGAATGCCAAAATAGATTTAATGTTCCAGTTGTTAAAAATACTAATCCTAGTTGTGCAAATGTAAAATGCACTTCTACATCTGATAGTAGCAAAGCATATTTTAATTCTGTTCCTAGTAATAAAACTTGGCAATATGGTAATCCAGATGGATTAGAATCATTAACCGATCAAGAAAAATATGATTTTTTAAATAGTAATCCTGGAACTGCTACTGCAAGTCGTTGTAATTGGATTAACTGCTGTGGCGCATCGTCTGGAACAAAATCTACATGGACAGGTGTTTACGATATATGCCAAAATCCCAATCCATCACAAGTTGCAAATTAGAGGGAACCTAAGCAGGGAACCTAGAAAGGGAACCTAGAAAGGGAACCTAGGTTCCCTTTACATCCCTCCTATTCCATCAATTAAGATATCTTTTAAGAGAAAGTATTTTATATTAAATTTTTGCGATGGAATAGGAGAGGCTGCAGGGGAACTTTAAGTTCCCTGCGATGGAATAGGAGGGGTTGCAGGGGAACCTTAGGTTCCCTGCGATGGAATAGGAGGAGTTGCAGGGGAACCTTAGGTTCCCTGCGAGGATTGATGTAAAGGGAACCTTAGGTTCCCTTTTTAGGTTCCCTTTTTAGGGTCCCTTTTTAGGTTCCCTTTTTAGGCTCCCTTTGTGCGGTTGATTATGAATCTTTTAAAAATTTAAAAATAATATAAAATAATATTACTTTTATTTTATATGAACTGGTTGGAAATATATAAACCAGAATCTGTTTATAATATACGAACTAATAAAGATGAAATAAAAAAAGCAATTGATTGGATTCAAAGATACAAAAATAATTCAGATGAAACCGAAAAAGTTCTTTTAATATTAGGACCATCTGGTATTGGAAAAACATTATTAGCCGATTTACTTTTAAAAGAGTTTAAATATGAAAAAATTGAATTAAATTCTTCAGATGTTAGAAGTCAAAAAAAAATATCTGATTTTTTAAAAAAATCATTAACCTATAGAAATGTAGTTGATATGTTTTATGGTGGAAATAGACCTATTGGATTATTAATGGATGAAATAGATACTATTTCAAAATTAAGTGATAAAGGAGGATTAAGTGAGTTTTTAAGTATATTAAAGTTAAATGAAAAACATGATAATTTAAAAAAACAAAGTTTAAAGAAAAAAAAATTAAAAAAAATAGACGTTTCTATAGAAGATTATATAAAATTATATAATCCAATTATTTGTACATCTAATGATATTACTGATAAAAAAATAAATGAATTAAAAAAATATTCAGAAGTAATTTATTTGAAAAATCCACTTGATGAAGAAATTATAATGGTTATAAATGATATTTGTAACAAAGTAGGTTTTGTAATAGAAGAAAAAGTAAAAAAAAAATTAATAGAATATACTAAAAAAGATATTCGAAAATTAATTATTTTAATGGAAAGTTTATATAATACATTTCCTAATACTAAAATTAATGATAATTTATTTATTCAATTTACAAAAATTTTTACAGAGAAAGAAGAAGATATTCAATTATTTGATTCAACTAGTATTTTAATGAATAAAAAAATGAGTATATATAATTCTCAATTATATTTTGATATAGACTGTTTATTAATACCTTTAATGTTATATCATAATTCAATAGATTATATTAAGAACTGTTCTGATGATAATAAAAAAAAATTACACATTTATGATAAAATATTACATTCAATCTGTGTACATGATACCGTTCAAACAAATATATTTGAATTACAAGAATGGAATGAACTCTATGATATTTCTTCTTTTTATGGATCTTCTATGCCTAATATTTATTTTACAGAATTAAAGAGTAAAAGTTCTACAAAAAATATTCAATTTACTAATTTATTAAATAAAATATCTCAAATGTTTGTAAATAAAAAATTATTAATTTCTGCGAAAAATTGTTTTACAAAAGTAAATCTAGATTTAGATGAAGTTATATACTCAGCTGAAATTTTATCTAATTATTTTGATGATTATCGGTTAAATAATGATAATTTAAAAGATGATTCTTCATCTGATGAAGAAGATGAAGAAGATAATTGTATTGAAAATGAAGAGAATTATAGAAGTACTCCAGATGTTAAAATAAAACAAAATAATAGTGAATTAATTAAATATATGAATAAATATCAGATGAAAATAGATGATTTAGAAAATATATTAAAAATAGAAAAAATAAATCTAATTAATGAAAAAAGAAAAAAGAAATTTACATTAAAAATAAAGAAAGAAATGGCTTTATTTTTACAATTTATATGACTCTAATTACATTTCTTCACTTTCTGAACTAATTTTAAATTGTTTTTTAGCATCATAGATAGTTTCTGAACTTTTTTTATATTTTAGTATTGGAGGAAAACATAGTTTACAATTTCCATCTTTATCTTCGCATTTGCAATTAGCATATGGATCTAATACTCCATCTACATAACAAACTTTAGGCATATAATTTGGTTGTAAACCTTTATTAAAACATTCATTTGGAATATTTTCAATTGATTTTAAATACGCAATATTATTTGGATTTGTAAAATTTTCTTTTTGGCTTGATTTTATTTGATAATAAAAAATAATAAGTAAAATAACAATAATTATTAAATATACTAACATATTATATAATTATAAATAGATTTTTATTTATAATCTATTTATATAAAATAAACTAAATTTATAATGGTGATAAACTTAATGAAGTAAGAGGATCCATTGGTACTTCACTTGAAAAATGTTTAGATTCTTTTTCTATTTTTTTATTCATTTTATTATGCATTTCTTTATTATAATTATTCATTGATGAATAATCGGCCATTTCAGATGGCATAAAGTCTTCATCTATATTATTATATGGTTCAACATTTCCATCAAGATAAGGTTTATCATTATAATCATATTGTGGTTTATCTAAATCATCATCTTGATATGGATCATCATTCTTTGAATTTACATAATTATCTATACTAACTTGAGATTCGTTATCAGAATCATTTTCAAAATTTTCTGTATTATCACTAGAATAATCAGATTCATTTTCAAAATTTTCTGTATTATCACTAGAATAATCAGATTCATTTTCAAAATTCTCTATATCATCATCAGAATCATCAGAATCATTTTCAAAATTTTCTGTATTATCACTAGAATAATCAGATTCATTTTCAAAATTCTCTATATCATCATCAGAATCATCAGAATCATTTTCAAAATTCTCTATATCATCATCATCATCAGAATCATTTTCAAAATCTTCTATATTATTATTTTTTTCTATATTATTTACTTTTACTTTTAATGAATTACATTTTTTAACTAAAGATTCTTTTTCTCTTTTAGATATCATAAATCTAGATATAATATCAATAAGAACCATCGTTAATAATATTGCTGCAATTGGAATTAATATTTGATTTACATATGAATTCTTAGACCAATCATATGCTTGTGATATACCAAAGAAAATTATTCCAACTAATAAAGATATTGGAAAACTAAATACATATAGTGGATTTTCATATAATATATATTTTTCAACTAATTCATTACAATTTTTATTCATATTATATATATATATTCTATATAAATATTTATATTTAAAATAATTTTATTAAAATAAATTTAAAGATAAAATGGATTTTTCTTATAAAATATTTATAATTAATCTTAAAAAAAGAGATGATAGAAAAAAAAATATGGAATTATTATTTGAAAATAAGTTAAATAAAGAATATTTTTTTTATGAAGCAATTGATGGCCAAGAAATTAAATTAAATATTGAAATTAAAAATTTATTTAAAAACAATGATTTTTATAATAGAAAAAGTTTTATTGGATGTGCAATGAGTCATTATAATTTATGGTTAGAATTATTAAAAGATAATAATAATGATTATTACGTAATTTTTGAAGATGATATTTTTTTAGATAATAATTTTACAAAAGTTTTTGAAAAGTATAAACCAGAATTTCCATTAAATGATATTTTATTTTTAGGATATACAAAATTTAATACTAATACTAATAATAATTTAGAATATTCAATAGTTAATTTAGATAGAAATAATTATATGGGTGGATTATTTGGATATGTTATTACAAAGAGTGGTGCAAAAAAAATGATTGAATACATTGAAAGAAATAATATGAAACATGGTATTGATTATATAATAAAAATAAATAATAATATAAAATTATCAGTTATTGAGCCTAATATTGTATTATCTCAATGTGCAACAAATACAAATGATGTTGATAGTAATATTCAGAGAAATTATGAAGGGTTTAATTTTAATGACTTAAAAGATGATTATTATTATTTATTTTATAAAAATCTTGATCAAATAAATAATGATTATAGTCATCAAAAAAATTTAGATATTAATTCTTTATTTGATTATTGTAATAAAAATATTGAGGCTAATGGTTTTAATACTATTGGATTTGTTAAATCAAATATTAAATCATATGATTTATCTAAAAGTAGCTGGTTATCAAATGAACAAGATGGTATATATGTTAAAATGAATAAAACAATAAATGTTTCAATGATATGCAACTTTAATGATTCAAAATCATTATGTGATGAATTTAATAATATGTCAAAAGGTGATTATAGGTGGAACAATATAAAAATTGTTAGTGATAATTTTAATAAAAATAATATTGATTACTATGTAATTATAAATAAACCATTAAATAATTTACAACATTATGATCCATCAAAAACAATTGTTTTTCAAATGGAGCCATGGATATATAATTCTAATGTAGGCCATGGTGTTCATACATGGGGAAATTGGGCAAAACCAGATCCAAATAAATTTTTATCTGTTAGAAGTCACGATAAATATTATAATAATTGTCAGTCTCAATTAAAAACAACTTATTCTGATTTTATGAAAAATAAAGTAGTTATAAAAACAGAAAATAAAGCTTGTTCTATTGTTAGTGATAAATTTTATGATGAAGGTCATATTTTAAGAGTTAAATTTATAAAATATTTAGAAGATTTACATGAGGAAAATAATGTATCATATTTAGATATTTATGGAAGAGAAAATTATCATTCATTTAAAAATTATTCTGGTAAAGTTGATATAAAAGATAATATTATGTTTCCTTATAAATATTATTTTATTGCAGAAAACAATAGTGAAAAAAATTATATAACAGAAAAATTATGGGAGGCTATATTATCAGAGAGCTTATGTTTTTATTGGGGTGCACCAAATGTATCAGATTATATTGATAGTAGAGCATTTATTCAATTAGATTTAAATAATTTTGAAGAATCATATAAAACTATTAAGAATGCAATTGATAATGATTTATGGTCAGAAAGAATTGAAATTATAAGAGAAGAAAAGAAAAAAATATTAAATTATTATAATTTTTTTCCAACTATAGAAAGAATTATTATGAAAGATTTATGGAAAGATAATTTAAACATTATTAAAGATAGAACAAAAATATTGATTTTATCTAATAATATGAATGTAGATAATAATATATTTAAAATGAGAATGGATGATTTAGGATTAGATTGTAAACTTATTAAAAAAAATATAGATAGTAACTCTTTAGAATTAGAATCAAAATTAATATATAATGGATCTATTAAATATTATAATAATAATAATAAAGAATTAAAAAATAAGTTTATTAATACAATTTCTCATATTTCATTATATGAAAATTTAATTAAAGAAATGGATGATGATAAATCTGTAAATTATCTTATATTAGATGAAAAATCTGAAAATATTTCTGATTTATGTAAACATCCTACATTATCACTTTCAAATATTAATAATTTATTAAATCATTTATTTTATTTACCTGAAAATTACGATGTATGCTATATATCAGATAGTAATAAAAATAAATTTAAATTAGTTGAGAAAGAAAATAATGTATATTATAAAGTGAAAAAATATTTCTTTTGGGGAAGTAATTCATATATTATATCAAAAGAAGGAATTAAAAAAATATTACACTACTTAGATAATAAAATAAAATGTCAAATTGAGGAATTATTTTATGAAGTTTATAATGAAACTACTAATTTTAATTTTTATTCAACTATTAATTATAATTAAAAAAAAATAATTATCTATTATTATATTAATATTATCATAATGGCTGATGCACCAACAAATTTAAATTTTAGTGGTCAATATATTTTATCTATTATTATTATTTTATTAGTGTGCACTTACTTAATGAAATCTGCACCACAATTAAATATTGCTATAATTCTTTTAACAGGAATTATTATAGGATATATTACAATATTTATAGTAAATTATATATTTCCATCTTTTAATAAATCTACAACAGGATTTTATGATTATTTTATGTATTATAGCATGAATAATTACAATAATACTGGTTATGTTCATATATGGCCTCCTTTACTTGCAGTTTTAGTAATATTTATTATTTTATTATATAACAGACAACTTGGATAGTTCTTAAACTAATATTTAATTTACATTTTATGAATAATTTATTCATAAAAGGAAAATAAGTTAAGAAGTGATATAAAATAAAAGAGGGTTCTAAAGGGAACCATACGTTCCCTTTAAAGGAGGGATATAAAACAAAGGAGGGTTCCCTTTAAAGGAGGGATTGCAGGGTGCGTGAAGCCACTTGGTTCCCTGCTTTAGTTAGCAAATACAGTTGATCCAATTCCTCCAATAATTCTAAAAACATTATAATTTACTGCATACATATAACAATTAAATCTATCTTCTACTGGATATGTATTAAAAATATTTAATCTAAATTCTTGGTAATCTAATCTAGAAAAATTTTGTGTTCCTGATGGTTGATGTTCTTCTGGTTTAAATGCAAATGATAATACATAAAGTCCTGGAGAAGATGGACCAATATGATATTTAAATAGTTGTAAATTTCCATAAAAATCTTTATCTTGAATTTCCATTCGATCATTATTATTAAATACAGGTTGAAAATTTTGCATAATACTATAATAATCACCAAAATAAGTTTGTGCTTGAGGACCAGTTAATTTATAAACAGATTGTGCTTTAACACTATTAACATAATTTGTAAAATTATCAGTTATATATTGTAATTCAGGTTGATAATATTCTTGAAGTCCATAATATTTTAGCTGAGATTGCCAAAATCGGAAACTATTGCATGTTTTTAATCCACCAAAATTATACCAATCATTTGTTTGATCTAAATTATCCATTGTTAAATACCAAATAATTTCTTTAACAGGATGTTTGAAAGTTGTTTCTAAATAATTTGGTCCAGCCTTTAATCCTTGAAATAAATTGAATTGAATTTGTGGTATTAAATATTCATGTGATGTTTGTGCAAACATCTTTCTTTCATCATCTCCTATATAAACATAATTTGCTAATAAATATGTATTACTTTGCCAATTATTTTGTGTAAAATAATAAAATACATTTGTTTGATCAAATCCTATTGATAATAAATAATTTCTTATATTTACATTGAATGGACTATTTTGATAATCGCCAAATAATTGTTTAGGAGATACTAAAGGATTTCCTATACGAATTAATTCATTAAGAGGATTAAATGTACAATCAATATATAATTCATTATATTGTAAAGCAATAAGTGGAATAGATAAACCACTATTGCGACAAAACCAAAATAAAAGAGGTATATAGAGACGTTTTGCATTAATTGCTATAGTTTGTGTTGTAATATCATTGCTTAAGTTTTGACCTGAGTTCAACATAAATGATTCACCTCCTACACATTTTAAAAATTGATATTTCTCTGTACCATTCATCGTAATATCGGAATATATTTTCATGAAATCACCACGTTGAGTATCTAAAACATTTCCATCTAATCTTATAAGAATTTCTTGAATAATATGAGTTCCGACTTCTTCAACCCAGCCAACTGGAATTAAATTATTAGTATACAATGCGGGTAAATCATATACTAGGTAAGTATCATGTATTAAATCTGCATTGCGGTCTATTTTACACGTTGCTTTTGTCATTTGAGTTGGTGTTAAAGATGGAATAGGATCAAAGAATAAGGAAATATATTCAGTTCCGAATTGAGTATATCTTTTATATACAGTTTTAAAAAAAGTCATGGTAGGATTACCAGTTAAATATAAATCCTGAGCGCCTTGAAATATAAGTTGCATAATACCGCCTGGCATATTTCTATTATTAATAGAGATGAATTATTTTAAGTAATTTATTTTTTTTTTCTAAATATATAATATAAAAAAATGAGTAATAATAACGGCAATCCAAGTTTACCTCAACCAGCTGCAAATACACCAACTCCAGGATCTCCATCATCCACAGTTGCTATTGTTAGAAGATCTACTCCACGAAATTACAAAAAACCAAATCAACAATCAATTAAGTGGAATAACGAAAATACTAATATAACAAATGCATGGGATGCTAATATACTATATTATGAAGGCTTATATGATGTTTATGCCGATGATGAATCTCACTTTGCTGCTGCATATCAAAAAAATGGGGTTGAAGTTAATGGAATAATTGACTCTTTTTTAGAATCTGTTGATCAATTAATAATAAAAGCTGCCGGATCTAACTCAACTCAAATTAGCATTTTAAATAAAGTACAAGATTATTATAAAGAAATTGCTGATAAAGTTGTTGAACACGAAGATATTCAAAAAAGAATTATGAATAAAATAAATATGGTTACTTTAATACTTGAAAGTTCTGATCCTATTCAAACTATTAATTTAAATTTTGAAATTACTAAGAAAGTAAATGGTAAAAATAATATTAAAATTAATTCAAAGGCAACACATCAAAGTATTTCATCTTTATTAAAAGCAATGAAAACAAGAATTAATACTTTAAGAAATACACAAAATGCTAAAGAAGCCAATAAAAATAAACCTAAGAATGAGCAAATGAAATATGCTGCTCAAACTACTGAAATTATTGGTACTATACAAAAATATATTCAAAGATTAAAAATTGTTGAAAAGAGCTTTTCTGATCTTAAAGGATATTACGAATCAGATTTAAGTAAATTAAATTATGGTGATGAAACTGCAGGATGGAAAGATTTACATGCAAAATTAAATGATATTATCTTAACACACTTAAAAGATTACTATACCCAACAACACATAGTAAAGATTGATCAACATTTAAGAGATTTTGCAGCATCAGATGCAACTTTAATTCAAAAAGTTTCAGTATTAGATGATATTTTAAATCAAATAAAAGCTTTAAAAGATGCTTTTAATCAATATAAAGATTATGCTAATTCTAAAAAGAGAAATGCTTTCCCTGTATATAAAAATACTGCATTAACAAATAAAGAAAATAACCAAAGAAAATATTTAGTAAAAGAACAAGAATTTCTCAATTTTAATAAAGTTTTTATAGATGATATTCAAAAAGAATTAGATAGATTACAAAAATTATCAGATGAAACTAAAGACAGTTTTATACAATCTGCTAAAACAAGTTCAGATGAATACATAACACAATTCAAAGCAACATTAGCTGATATTAATCAAATTATAAAAGAATGCTTAGCTAAAGCTACTGAACAAGAAAAACTAAATAAACTTACAAAGAATAAAACTGACTTATTAGATTTAGTTCGAACATTTTATAAATATGGCTGGACAACATTTAAGAACACCGGATACACTAATAGTAAAGAAAAAGAAGCTTCTAATGCTACTAATCTTACATTAAAGAATATTTCAAATAATTCTGGTAAAGCTAATGCATCATTAAAAAATGCTACTTCTAATAAAAGCAGTGTAACTAAAGGAAATTCATCTGTTACTGTAAATAATAGTAGAAATAGATCTAATACTAATGTTAGTGGAGCAACAAATGTAGAATCGGTCGTTTCATCGGTTGCTTCTAATAATTCACCTACTTCTCAAAAGAATTTAATGAAAAATTGGAATCAATTACAAACTTCTTATGCAAAAGCAAATAAAAAACAAAGATTAAAAAAATATCAAAACTTTTTAAATAGTATAAATACAAATGAAGTATATTCACAAAATGCTCGTAAAAATAGCATAAAAGGTATGATTAAAAGAGTTATTAGTGCTTAAACTTATTTTGAACTAATATAGTTTTAAGTTATAAAAATATTATTTTTATTAAATAATATTTTTAAATTTATAAGATACATATAATTTATAATTTATAATAGTAATATCTTTATTTTTCTAAATATATAATATAAAATGAGCAATAGTGCCATAGCAGCCAGTATTCCTGCTCCTAATACACCATCTCCTGGATCTGTTGGATCTTCTGAACCTACATCAACAGCACTTATTGTTGGAAGAAAATCTACTCCAAGAATTCGTACACCAAAACCTATAGTAGAAGTTAAATGGAGTAATGAAAATACTAATACAGTAAATAAATGGGATGCTAATATACAATATTATGAAGGCTTATATGATATTTATGTTAACAATGAAAGTAGCTTTTCTGAAAATAATGGAATAATTGACTCTTTTTTAGAATCTATTAATCAATTAATAAGAGAAATAGGTGGGTTTAACTCAACTCAAATTAGTATTTTAAATAAAGTGCAAGATTACTATATAAAAATTGCTGAGAAAGTTGTTGAACATGAAAATCTTCAAAAAGATATTATGAAAAAAATAAATATGGTTACTTTAATACTTGAAAGTTCTGAACCAATTACAACTATTAACTTAAATTTTGAAATTACTAAGAAAGTAAATGGTAAAAATAATATTGTACTTAATTCAAAAGCAACTCATCTAAGTATTTCATCTTTATTAATAGAAATGAAAGAAAAAATAAAAACTTTAACAAGTACACAAAATGCTAAAGAAGCTAATAGAACTAAATCTAATAATGAGCGATTTAAATATGCTGCTCAAACTACTGAAATTAATAATACTATACAAAAATACATTCAACGATTAAATGTTATGATAGAAAGCTTTTCTAATCTTAAAGGATATTACGAATCAGATTTAACTAAATTAAATTATGGAGAAGGAGATATTATTGGATGGAAAAATTTACATACAGAATTAAATAAAATTACTGTACAAAAATTAGAAGAGTACTATACTCAACAACATATAGTAAAAATTGGCGAACAATTAAAAGATTTTGCAAAATCAAATAAAAGTTTAATTGAAAAAGTTTCAATATTAGATGATATTTTAAATCAAATACAAGCTTTAAAAGATGCTTTTAATCAATATAAAGATTATGCTAATTCTAAAAAGAGAAATGCTTTTCCTGTATATAAAAATAGTATATTAATAAATAATAATAATGAAACTAAAAGAGTAAAATATTTAGAAAAAAATCAATCACAAACAAATAATTTTAATAAAGATTTTATAACGCTTATTGAAAGTGAATTAGATAAATTAGAAAAATTAACAATTGAAACTAAACAAAGTTTTATACAATCTGCAAAAAATAGCTCAAATCAATATATAACACATTTCAAATCGACATTATCTGAAATTAATGAAACTATAAAAGGATGTTTATCTAAAGCTACTGAGCAAGAAAAATTAAATAAACTTACAAAGAATAAAAATGATTTATTAGATTTAGTTAGAACATTTTATAAATATGGCTGGACAACATTTAAAAACACTGGATATCGTAACAATAGAGAAAATAACGCATCTAGAACTGCTATTAATACATTAACGGGTATTAGAAAAACAACTAATAGTGCTACTAACGCATTAAGAAATGCTGCTACTATTAGACAAGGTGTTAATACATAATCTAATAATTATATATTTTTATATTTTTTGTAAAAATGGAATTTTAACTGTTTTTATAAAAATAATACCATTAAAAAATAAAATAATAAATCTATTGGATAATGCATAATAATCTTCATTTTCATAAAAATATAAAACAGATAAAAATGAACTTGCTGTCCAAATACTCCATTTTAAATTTGAATAATTATTTTGATTTAATAAATCGGGTATAAAACCAACAATAGTTAAAATAGATGATAAAATAGATAACTCTTGATATTTATAAATTGGAGTATGACAATTTTCAATCGTTTTGTTATACATTTTATTATAGATTTTTATATATAAATATTATTTATATATAACATATAAATATAAATATAACATATATAAAGTATGCCTGAGATTAATGAAGTTCGAAAATACGTTGATTTTATTAAAAAAAAGACTAAAAATAAACAAATTTTAGATATTAAAATATTAAATGGACGTTATAAAAAATATGGTCCATTTGAATTATTTTCAGAATTTAAAAAAGAATTACCATTAGTTGTTTCTGATGTAAAATCAAAAGGAAAGTTTTTATATATTATTTTTAATAATAATTATATTCTTTTTAGTACTCTTGGTCTATCTGGAGGATGGACTTTTTATGAAAAAGATAAATATGAACATCCAATGTCAGATGATTATATTGATCAAGAAAAAGTTAGTTCTTATTTTAAAGTTGCCCTTAATCATCTAAATGTTGAATTAGTAACTGAAAAAGGATCACTATTTTTCTATGATACTTTATCTTTTGGTACTATGAAAATTATAAAAGATTGGAAAATATTAGAAAAGAAATTAGCTGAACTTGGCCCTGATATTATGGAAGAAGAAACTACTTTAGAAATATTCAAAGAAAGATTATTTTTAAAGAAAAATTTAGATAAACCGATTGGAAATGTTTTAATGAATCAAAAAGTTTTATCAGGAATTGGTAATTATTTACGTGCGGATATATTGTGGTTAAGTGAAGTATCACCTTTTCGTAAAGTGGCAGATTTAAAAGAAGGAGAATTAAAAGAAATTTTTCATAATAGTAAGTTATTAACTTGGGGTGAATATGATTTTGACAAAGCGGTTTCTCTTGGAATTATTAAAAAGAGTATGAAAATGCCGCGTGATTATGACCGCGATTTTTTTATATATAAACAGAATCAAGATATTAATGGAAATGAAGTAAAAAAAGAAGAATTATATGAAGGAAGTCAAAAAAGATTTATTTATTGGGTTCCTAAAATTCAAAAATAATTATATTATTATTATATATAGGATATGTCAGATGTATATCATAAACTTACAAAAAAAGATTTATTAAAAGAGATTGGAAAATTAAAAAAAAATGAGATTTTAAAAATTGTTGAAGCATATTGCCCCAATAATAATAAAAAGGGTGGATTTCTTTTTTTTGAAGAAAGTATACAAAATAAAAATAAAAATAAAAAAAATGAAAATAAAACAGGTACTAGAATAATAACGAATGAAAAAAATAATACTAAAACTAATAATTCTTTCCGCAAAGAAATTGTTTTTGATGAATCAAAATTAGTTCAAAATAATAGTGGATCTATTATGAATAATAATAAAATATATAACGTAATAGATTACGAATAAAGGGAACCAAACTTAGCGCGTGGCATTCCTTTTTTAATCAATCTATTAAAAAATTAAAAGTTTTTCCCATTGGATGATTAGTATCTAAATTTGTTGGTTCAATATATAAATCCTTTATTTTATTTATTACACCCTTATGTGTAACAATAAGTATATTTTTATTTGAATAGTTTAATTTCAAATAATCAAAAAAACTCTTTACTCTTTTTTCTAAATGTGATTCATCTTCTAATACTATTAAATCATTTTTAGTTATTAATGATTTATAACTATTATTTATTATTTTACTTAAATTTTTAGTAGGATAATTATTTAAAATATCATTTAATTCATATCGTGGTTCATTTTTAATAAAATATCTATTATGTAAATATTCACATATAGAATATTCTATATTTATTTTAATATTATTTTTTATGCAATATGGATATATAGTTTCTATTGTTCTAATAAAAGGAGAACAAAAAATAATATCAATATTTTCTTTAGATAAATTTTCAAGAACAATTGAATCTGCATTTTTTCTTCCATTTTCAGTTAATTTACTAAAAACACCTATATCATTATCTGCTCTTTCTTCATGTCTTAAAACAATAATATTCATATTAGACTTTAAGGGAGGAATATTAATATATGGTTCCATTTTATATTATATTTATATTTAATATTATTTTAGATCTTATATTTATATAATTTAGAAAATTTTTCATCTTCTTCTTTAATATCATCTACTGACATAATTATACTCCTATTATTTTCACTAACAATTTTTATATATTTTTTTTTATTTATGATAATTGGTTTTTGAAGTGCTTTTTTTAATTCGTCTATTGAATTAACTTCAATATTATTTATTTCTTTAATAAAATCATTCTTCTTTAAATTATTAATTATATTAGCACGTGTGTTAGGAAAAATAAAAGAAATAAATAATTTGGGTTTCATTTGATTTAATGAATTTTTACAATAAAAATATAATTCATAATTTTCTTCACTTAAATTATTTAATGATAAATTCATAAAAATCATTCCTGCTAAAATAAAATAATTTACTTTCTCAAATAAATGATATAATTCTCGAATTGGTTTAATATTTGGAACTAACTTAATCTTTGTTTTATTTACTTTACCTTTATAATAATAAACTAAATTAATAAAAGAATCTGTTTTTAATGATGAAACATATGTATTTATATCTAATTGTGTACCAATCCATCTTTTATTAATTAATCCATAATTATTAATTGCATAATTATTTATCTTCAAAAGTATGGCATCTTTTTTAATATTTGATTTTTCTAAGATTGAATTAGGAAATATTGAAGAAACAATAATTCCATTATCATATTTTCCATTTGTTAAAATTTTTATAATATCTTTTTCTGTATTATCAAATTCTATATTTAATGAAGATTGATAAACAATTTGTTCTGTTTTTCCTTTGACATTATGAATAACTTTATAATTATTAATTGGAACAGCATAACCAACATTCTCTACATCACTTCTTACTAATTTTTGACTATTAATTCCAATAACAGAATCTTTGTAAAAAAGAGGTCCTCCCGAATTACCTGGATTAATTGCAGAATCTGTTTGTATAAATCCAGATTGTTGTCCACTAATAATTCCATTTGTATATTTTAAATTATTTTCAGGATTATTCATCATTTGTGAATTACTAACAGGATATCCAACTACAAAAACATTTTCTCCTTCAGTTAGTTTATCTGAATTTCCTAACTTTAAAAAATATTTTGAACTATAATTTAAAATATGAAGCAATGCAATATCAAAATTAGGACAAATATAAACAACTTCTGCTTGATATTTACTATTTGTAATTCCAGGTATTTCTATGTATATATTTTTTGAATTATTTACAACGTGAGAGCATGTTAATATATGTTTATTATCAATAAAGAATCCTGTTCCTTGACCTTTTTCAGGATTATTTAATAAATAGGGTATTTGCCAATTCAATTCTATAGATTCAGCATTTATTCTAACAACTGATGCATTTATTTTTTGTTTTAATTTATTATCAATTATCATTATTATTAATTGATATTTTATTTTATAAAACTATAGATTTATTTATAAAATATTGGTAAAAGAAAGGGTAAATAATTAAAGTTAAATCTAAAATGTTGCATATAAATTATCTCCTGCATAAAGTCCATTTATTGGCATATTAAATTCATTAGTAGAATTATCATTACATATTAAATCTGTATCTTGTATAAAAATATTTTTTCTAATATATTTTTTAGCATAATTTTGATTTTCTATATTTTTTTTATCAAATGGATTTATTAAAGTATTTGTATCTAATTTAATAATATTTTCATTAGATTTAGTAGTAATTTGTGGCTTGGTTGTAGAAAGTGATTTTGTAGTAATAGGAGGTCTAGTTGTAATAGGTGGTTTAGTTGTAATAGGTGGTTTAGTTGTAATAGGTGGTTTAGTTGTAATAGGTGGTTTAGTTGTAACGCGTGGTTTAGTCATAGGATGCTTTTTAGATTTAATAATTGATTTAGCTATATAGTCTGTATCAACTTTTAATTTTGAAATATAATCAGATTCTACTTTATTTTGAGGAATATATTTTTTATCTACAATTGATTTTGGAATATAATTTGATTCAACATCTTTAGATGAAATATAATTTTTTTTTAGTTCTGTTTTAGGAACATATTGTTTATTAACATCTTCAGTTGATATATAATTACTTTTAACAACTGATTTAGGTAAATATCTTTTAAGAACTGATTTAGGAATATATTCTGAATCAACATCTTCCATTGATATATAATTATTTTTAACAGTTGATTTTGGTAAATATTTATTAAGATGTGATTTAAGAATATATTCTGATTCTACATCTTCAGATGATATATATTTTTTTTTTAATTGTGATTTAGGAATATATTCTGATTGAACATCTTCTGACGAAATATAATTTTGTTTTAAAAGTGATTTAGGAATATATTCTGATTGAACATCTTCTGACGAAATATAATTTTGTTTTAAAAATGATTTAGGAATATATTCTGATTGAACATCTTCTGATGAAATATAATTTTGTTTTAAAAGTGATTTAGGAATATATTCTGATTGAACATCTTCTGACGAAATATAATTTTGTTTTAAAAGTGATTTAGGAATATATTCTGATTGAACATCTTCTGATGAAATATAGTTTTGTTTTAATTGTGATTTAGGAATATATTCTGATTGAACATCTTCTGACGAAATATAATTTTGTTTTAATTCTGATTTAGGA